TTATTTTATATATTGTTTTTTATTTCGTCTCTTATATAATTTTTTGAATTATTTTTAAATTTTTTTCTTGTATAGTTTTTTTTTGATTTAAAGCGTTTATTTTTATGAAGATGATACTTACCTTCACTCAACAGTAGATCTCTTGTTATACACTTTAAAATTGATATATTTTTCATAAAAAATCTTTAGTTTCTGACTCACCTCTTTTAACTATACGGACAAGTTTTTTCCATATACCTAAACCTGTTAATTTTTCTACACTCTCGTCAATAGACTTTAGTTCGGTTATACTAATCAAGGCTGCTCCGATTTTAGTTATCGGTATCGCATCTTGAAGTATATACTTTTCAAAAACCCAAAGGCTTAAAATCGTAATGTTATAGAGTAACATTTTAGAAATAGTGTTACCCATTTTACGGCTGGTGATTTCTTCACCAAGTTTAAAAGCTCTGTATATTCCGACTATAAAATCCAAGGCTATCAAAAATCCTACGGTAAGTAGTGTTGGTAAAACCGGGGTAAAAACAGCCACCAGAGATGCCAACAAAGGTGTAATGTATTGTTTCATTTTAAAGGTTAGGTTTTAAAGTATATATTAAAAGTTTATATCAATTCCGTTACCTGGATTTGCACCGAAGCCACGACAATCTTGTGGGTCATCAAACCTACCACCTGGTACGTAAATTCCCCAGAAGAAATTGTCCCTTGATGAAGGTATGTTTTCAAACACGTTATCAAGGACTTCTAAGTACTCAGGAAATGTAGTTGTTTCACCCATCAAGTGTCTTGTCAAACGTTCTGTGAAGTACTGAGCTTTGTTACGTATATTTGTTGTTAAGTAATTGACTTCATTCAAGTCAGACGGCTCAGAGTTGTCAGAGTTCTGTTTGGATATACTTTTATTAGTAAATTTATAGTTAGCGTATAGGGCAAACTCGTGAGTACTCCACCAAACAAGTGAAGGTTGAATATACTTAGTAATCAAGTCTATTTCAAATTGTTGTAAAGACCCTGTTGAGATTTTGTCCATCAACGAGTAATATAACTTACTACCTAAAGCCTTTTGAATATACACGTCCTGAGCTGGTCTGATATAAACCTGAAGTTCATCTTCATTTACGTACTGAAGTATAGGACTATTGTCTTTTAAAAATTTTACATCTATAAACGCTGCGTAGATCATTTTATATTTTATATTTTTTTAGTATCAGGGGATCTGTAACTCCATTTATACTTGCTAAGTAGTTCAAACACTTTTCTATATCACGTTGTCTGTAATCAATATAAACAGCTTGATAAACTCCTAAACTATCTTCAAGTTCTAAACGACCACCTAATTGACCAGGTACAAAAACTCCATATAACATCGGGTTAGTTACACCGTGAGCTACGAATATATTTTGACGAATCAAATCGTTTAATTCAGTATATCGTTTATCAGAATCGTTTAAGTCTATTTTTGTAAGTTCAGGTCTTTGGTCTTGTCCGTTTGAAAAAGCGAGAATGAACTTACCAGCTCCGTTCGGACCTGTAAATTTTTCTTGTATTTCTCTATAAGCCATTTTCATTTGTTCAGGCGTCGGTACTCCACTATTGAATGAAAGTAAAAACCCCGCTGAAAATCCGTTCATTATAGCGTTTTTGTGAAAGTGAGCTATTTCATACTCAGATATAAACCAGTTAAGTGATCCATAGTATTTAGGTACCGCGTACCACTTGTTACCAGCTGAGTATTTCTTGTGATAGTATATTTGATTTTTCTCACCAGTATGTATCTTTGAAAAAGCTTGAACCTTTTTAGCCGGACACTTTTTTAAGTTAGACCAGTCCTCTGAAATCCAAAAGTATCTCGGACCTGTTTTAGTATTGAAAAACTCTTTGTCGTACCTGATGGATTGAATAGGTATGTGATACATCTGACTGATTTTTGTACCGTCTGAGTTCCATATAACTCCTATAGCAAAACTATCGGTTACTTCATAATCAACCGTAATTTTTTTAGTTAAAATTTCCAAATCGTCTTCATCAAAACGATTTTTATAAAACTCCTTGAACTCTAAACTTTCAAGACCAGTCATTTCAAATCCGTTACCTGAAATCATATCAATTTTTCTATCGGTTATAGCTCTGTGAGTTATTGACCTTTCAACATATATGTTTATTAAGTATTCAAAAAAGGCGTTGTCTTCACCCCACTCAATCCAGTCTTTTCTACCTGTTTCTTTGACAAGAGGTGTTTCAACCGCTATATTCAAATCAACTACTGAAAAACTGATTTTGGTAGGTTCTTTATTTAAATCGTTTTTTTCTACGTAAGCGTCCATAATTTTATTTTATTTTTAAATATAATCGTTTATATTAAATACAGGTGTAACACTGTTGTTTGAGTATGTGAAAGTTGAATAGGTAAAATCGTTTGAACCATCAACTACCAACTCACCACTTCTTAAAAATGAAGCTGACCCTAAATTTAGATTATATTCGTATTGTGTTTCATAAACGTTATAAGTATATACACCCTTATCAACGTTCAAAACTCCTTGAGTTAAACCAGCTGACTGAGTTGTAGAGGTCCATAAAAACTCATCGTATATTAAAGGTATAGGTGATAGGTTGTCAGACGTAAAAACTATTGTTTCTTTGGTCTGTTGGTTAATCAACTCAAAAGTGTAATACGGGTCTAAAATCGTTGCGACTTTAGTTAAACGTAATATAACAGATGACGTTCCCAAATAGTTTAAGTGTATCATACTATAAATATAAATTTTACTTGAAATGTTTTTAAAATAAAAAACCCTCGTTTGAAGAGGGTCTTTTATTTTAAAAATAAAAAGATAGAATATGAAATATGGACTTTTTATCAAGCGATAAGTCTCAACGCCTCGGTTTCTTCTATAATATGAACTGGTTCTGGTTCTACAGCTGTTAAAGTTCCAGTGAAACCCGCAAGGTCACCAAAAGCTTTACCAGGTCCATTTGTACCTGCTGAAAGACGAGCTCCGTTTAATCTACCCATCAATAACCATTCACCGTTTTGAGTTTTAATTAAAACTCTGAAACGACCTTGTGTCAAAATCAAAAACTTAGCTCTTGTAGGAGCGTCCATTTTTTCCATAATGAATGTCAAGTTCTGTGTATTGAATATAGTTCCGTTCTCGTTGTTAGCTGTGATTTCACCAGTAGCTGACGCCTGCTCGGTATATTGTTCAAACTCAAAGAATGAAGCTGTAGCGTATGAAGTCGTTACGATCTCGTTATCTACACCATAAGAGTAAGTTGTACCAAGTTCCCAAGGACCAATAGCTAAGGTTTGAACCCCACCTGTGTTATCACGACATCCGATTGTATATCCTGTGTTTAAAATACAAGCCATTTATATTTGTTAATTTTTTTGTGTCCTTCTTTAAAAGCTCCGTGTGTAAGACATAACACACGGAGCCTCTTGGTTTTTTATCCTCTATACTCTACAATAAATTCAGGGAACGCTACTTGAGCACCTACTTTAAACTTACTTCTGAAATAAACTAAGTCTTGAAATCTTTCATACCACATTTCAAAAGTTTCAAAGTCGTTTTCAAGATCCACACCGTAGTAAAGATTAGCTGCGTATGTAGCTACGATTTTGTTAGTTCCGTTAAGACCTCTAACAGCGATTATATTCCAGTTTGTACCTAAGTACTGATTAACTCTGAAATCACCGTAATTTGAATCGTAGTGGAAATAGTTAGCTTCTCTCAACGCTTGCATCAAAGTTGTGAAGTTTCCATAAGACAAATAGATGTTAAGGTCTGGTTGTCCGATGATGTCTGATGCTGAAGTGTTAGCTGCTGCGATTACAGCATCAACAATAGCGATTGCGTCAGCTTTAGCAAAACCTGAGAATGAAGCTCCTGCTCTGATTACAGAGTTTGTAGCTGAAGTAAATTCTAAGATGTTGATAATACCATCACAAAGTGTTAAGTTACCAGTTGTTGAACCAGCACCTGTGTTGTTACCAGATTTTGAACCTCTCCAATATAGGTCTTCAATCAACGCTTGGATTTTTTCTGTTTTCTCTTGAGTATATACTTGCTCAAAAGGTAGTTGCTCGTTATAAGAACCAGCTCTCATTAATTTTCCTGCCCAGTATTGTTCAAGGTCATTTAAACAGTTGTTTTCAAAGACCGTGATCGGACATACTTCAAGTGATCTCTGTGAAAGAGTCACCGAACCTGTTGCTGAGTATCCACAAGCACCACCAGCGATACCTTTAAGGTCACTAGTCATCAAGTTAAGAGCGTCAGCGAATTTTACATTTGTCTGGATTGTAACACCAGTTTGAAATGTTCTACCCTGAAGAATTGACTTGTAGATCAAATCAGTAGCCAATTGGTCAGTGTATTTGGTTAAACTTGCTAAATTTAAAGCCATTTTTTTTGAATTATTTTTTTTAAATCCTTAAGATTTTTTCTGATTTGCAATCCATTCGTGAATAGATTGTTTCTTTTGTGTTTTAGTTATTTTTGAAAACTTGTTTTCAACCTCTGTTGGATTAACATCAAGTTTTTCAGCTCCTGGTATTTTTGAGAAGTTTTCAGAAAGTTCAACTACCGCGTCAGCTATAGTCTGTGAAGTTTCTTGTGAGCTCATTTTCATTTTACCCATTTCTTCTTCCATCACTTTAACTTTTTCCATCACTTGGTCAATCATAGCTTTTAGAATTGCTACTTCATCTTCTTTTTCAGGTACTTCCTCAATATAAGGTTCTACCTCAACTTCAATAGCCATATCCTCTTCTTGTATAGCTACTTGTTCATCAATCTCAGCCTCACTATCTTCGGTTTTGATTATAGCTTCAATCTTACCTTCCTTAACAACCACTTTGGTTCCATCCTCAAGTGTATGTTCTCCATCAGGAGCTGGTAATCTTTCACCTGCTTCATCTAAAACGAATAGGTCTTGACCTGGTTCAAAAGTATCAGCTGAAACAATTGTTCCATCAACAAGACGAGCGTCAGCAAAGTTTTGCTTCGTAAATAGTTGTTTTAACAACTTTAAAGCTTCGTATTTTACGTCCATTGTTTTCATTTATTTTTTGTTTATACTATAAATATAAAAAAAGGTCATTTTGTTAAACTTTTTTAATACCTAATAAAATTCTACCAATTTCACTTTTTGGTATATTATATTTTTTTGAATAAAATGATTGACCATTGTTTGAGTTCATATACTCTTCTATAATCAAATTTTTAAGATGATTATATTTAGATTTACCTTTATTATGTGGATTTTTTCTAATCAGAGACGGATAGTCGCCACCATCTGTACCATTGACTAACTTTAAGCCAGATTTTTTAAAAAATTTTATATAAGTAATCTCAGCTTCTTTAGCATCTGATAAACTCTCAATACAATCCTCAATGAGATTTATTGATATACTTTTTTTGTATTTTCTTATCCAATTAGTTTTGTGAGTGTTCCATCTATTCTCATTTAAATGAAATGATAGCCTTTTTTCAAGACTTAATTTTGTTAGACCAATATATTTAATTTTACCAGTATAATCGGTTAAATAATAAATTTTATAATTCATTTTTTATCCCACTTAGTTTTACATATTATATAGGACTGGTCTTGATCATAGTTACTTGATTCAATAGACATACACCTACCTATAAACTCTTCTTCTGTTTCATCCTTACGTGGCTCAACTATAAACTCTTCACTAGACATCCTATTAATTATAGTTTGATAAGCTGATGAGTTTAAGGCCGCGTCTATTTGTTTCAACTTTCTTTGAGCCCACTCAATACCTTCGTCACCGCCCCACATCAACCAAACTAATCTACCACAACCATCACCTAGTTCTTTTTGACTATTTTGTCTATGTCTTTCAAAAGCAGCCATTCTTGCTATTGTTTCACGACTAATTGATTCTCTTTTAGCTAATTGATTAGCTCTAACTTTACCAACTTGTGTTCCACAATCACCCCATCCATTTTCATCAGCCCATCTTAAAGCTATTTCTGCGTTTTCTGATGCGGCTTTAGGGTAATCGTTATAAGTTTCAAACTTGTAAGTTTTAAAGGCCTCTTCTATTTTTTGAATCATTAAGTAATCTTCAACTTTTGAATCAATAATCTTTTGAAGTTCTTCCCAAATGTTTATATTAAACTCTTGACGAGCGAGTATTCCACTCACTTCTATTGAAAAACCTTTAACAACATCATTTTTTACAAACTCGTTCCAAAAAGACTTGTCTTCAATATAGACCGTACCCATCCAAGTACCAACTGGTATGTTTTCAAAACCTGGTACTTTCATACCTTCTTTTACAATAAAGTTTTCAACCAAAGTACCAGCCACTTTAAGGCCCATATGTTCAAAACTTATATTATTATTAAAGTTGTTTTTAGCAAACTTTCTAACCATCAAGTCTATATCGTCCTGAGTGAAAAACACAAAGTACTCGCCCATCACTTGGTCGCTTCTATAAATACGTTTGTTCGGAATCATTAAAGGTCCGAACAAAAGTTGTTTATCTTTTATAGTTTGAAACTCAAACTTTTGACTATTAAATTTCAAAAACACTTCTTCAATAGCTGGTTGTTCAACAAGTGATATACAATCAACACCTGTGTTCTCATCATTCTCGTCTATTACGATTCTATAAGTTGGTATTTGTTCCATAATATAAATATAATTTTTAGTCATTTTGTTATCCACCGCCTGATCCGAATAGTGAATTACCTTGAACGACTTGTACTTTATTTTGAGTATTTGTTATATCACTTTCTGTTACATAAACTCTTACAGGTTGATTTTGATTTGACTGACCATTTATTCCTAAAAGTGAGCCGGCTCCACCGATTTGTTGTCCCTGTAAATTGAAAGTCGGTAATCCGACTGGTGCTTGATTACCACCTTGAATCGCTGAAGGTCCTCCTGTATCACCAGGTGAAGGACTTGGACCAGGTGAAGGTTCAGGACCACCGCCTTCAAACTTTTGTTCCTTAATTTTTTTGATTTGAACTAAACCAGCTGCTATAGCGGCTGCTGAAGCAATTCCTCCAAGTGCCGGTCCGACAACAGGTATTCCTGCTAAAGACTTATACGCACTTATAGCTGCTTCGGCTGTAGATATACTCGCTTGAGCTATTGAAACAGCCTTTTGAACTTTAAAAGCTCTTTCCTGTTGTTTCCTTGATTTACCAGCAAAAAGTTCAGCAAGATTTGAAATAATTGATAGTCCATTTTTTACAGCATCAAGTTTCTTTTTGTTCAAATCTTCTTCAATTTTAGCTTGTTTTTCAGCTGACTCTTTGGCTTGTAAATCAAGTTGGTCTTTTGTATCTTTATCAATAGCTTTTAACTCGTCATCAAGTTGTTGTTTTCTAAGTAATTGTTCTTCAGCTGATAACGCATCAAATTGAGCTTGTAATTCAAGTTTTCTTTGATTACCTTCACTTTGGATTCTCTCTTCTTCAGTTAGTCGTGCTTCAAAATTAGCCGTAGCTGTAGATGTGAATTGATCAAGAGCTGCTTTCTCTTTATCAAGTTGTTCTTGTCTAAGTTTTTCTTGTTTTTCCTTTTCAGCATCAGTTATAGCATTTTTCTTTGATGTGGCTTCAAGTTCCAAATCAAGTAACGCACTTAAATAATCAGATTGAGCTTGTAACCTTTGTTCGGGTGTTAATTTTTTGTCTTTTTCTAAAGCCTTGTACTTATCATCTAATTCAGCTATTTTTTGTTTTTTTTCCTCCTCTATTTTTGTTTCTTGGTCACTAAAAATCTTTCTAACATTAACTACTTCTTTATTGAATTCCTCCCATACTTTGAGGTCTTTTTCCACATCTTTTGATTTAGGAACTGGTGAGGCCTTTTTAACTTCTTGTGGTACATCTTTATTTAAATCTAAAGCTGCTGCTCCTAATTTTTCCAAAGCCGAATTGGCATCACTAATTTGAATTGATGTTTCTGATAAGACCTTGCCATACTCACTTCTTCTTTTAGCAAAATCACCTAAAGTTTCACCTTCTTTACCTTGTAGTCTGAATATATTTTCAATACGAGCCCTTTCTTGCTCGGCTTTAAAAATCTTCTCAAGTTGAACATTTATGGCTTCTTGGTTTTTTTGTAAATTAAACTTTGCTCTTTGAATGTCTAAATACCTCGCTACTTCATCATTTAGTTGAGATTGAAAAAGTTTTTCATCTTGTAAATTTTTTATAGTACCACCGTATTTAGAATTGATTTTATCAATCAAGTCTGCTCTCTCTTTAGAATTTTGATTCGTACTTTTTAATTGAAATATAAGACCAACATACTCACCACTTTCTTTAACAACGGCTGTCGCCATTTCATTGGTATATTCCACAGCTGCTTGTTGTTGTTCATTAAATTTCTTTTGCTCTTCATAAGCTTCTCCAGCTTTACCTATAAATACATTCAAAGCGTTACCTAAACCATCAACAAGTGCTTTAAGTGGTGGAAAAGCGTTTTTTAATTCTTCAAAATTTGAAATAATCAAACCGATAGCGGTTGGTATCAAGAAAAATGGATTCGTAGCCAACGCAAATAATTCTCTACCAAAAGCTTTTACGTTACCAATTAAGTCACCAAACTTTATAGATTTTAAGCTCTCGTTAGCAAGTTTTAACTTACCAACGTCAAGGTCTAAAATAGCACTACCAACACCTTTAAAACCACCAGCAACTCTTTCAAGAGCATCACCTTTTAAAAGTTTTACTTGGTCATTCACATCATCAAGTTTATCAGACAAAGCTGCAACATTAGCCGCAGCCTTTTTAAAACCTTCAGAACCCTCTTCAAATTTTTCAACTTCAAGTTTAGCCTCCTTGATTTGTTGTTTCAAGGTTTTTACTTTATCAACACTCTGGTCTAAGTTTTCACCACCATTTACTTGTGTGTTTATAACCAAGTCTATTTCTTTTCTTTCAGCCATTTTTGATTAGTTGTTTTTATTTTC